CAGCGATGCCACCAGCGCCAATATCAGTATTTACGAGGAGATCGGCGGCTGGGGCATCACTGCTCAGCAGTTCTCTGAGGATCTGAAAGCCCTGGGCGATATTTCCCATATCAGCCTTCACATCCACTCACCCGGCGGTGACGTATTCGACGGCATCGCTATCTACAACCTCCTGAATAAACACCCGGCAAAAATCACGGTGTATATCGATGGGCTGGCAGCTTCTATGGCATCCGTTATTGCAATGGCGGGTGATCGTATCGTCATGCCGGAAAATGCCCTCATGATGATCCACAAGCCGTGGGGCATTTCCGGTGGAAATGCCAATGACATGCGTGACTATGCCGAGTTGCTGGACAAGGTGGAAAACGTCCTGATCCCCGCCTACGCACGTAAAACAGGTAAGTCTGCTGAGGTGCTGGCGTCTCTGCTGGAGGAGGAGACCTGGATGGATGGTAGAGAATGTGTGACGCAGGGATTTGCGGATGAGTTACTGCCGGCCGTCAGTGCGATGGCTCGCATCGAATCAAAACGAATTGAGGATTTTGAACATATGCCCGAAAACATCAAAGGGATGATCACCCAACCTAAAGGCTCTACTGGTTCAGTTGTGCCGGAACAGAACCGTATCAACGGTATTAAAGATTTGTTTGCCATGTTTGGCGGCAAGCATGATGCGCTGAAAATGCAGTGCCTGGAAGATGCCGACTGTACACCGGATAAAGCAAAAGACCTGCTGCTGGCCGAAATAGGGCGAAATGCCACACCATCCAACAAAAACTCTTTTTCCCATGTTTATGTGGGCAACGGTAACATAGTGGGTGACGGTATTCGACAGGGGTTAAATGCCCGTCTGGGTCATGAACGCGCGGAGCGTGGAAACCCATATGCAATGATGAGCCTGTTTGAAATGGCTCAGGCATCGCTGGTGGAGCGTGGCATCAGCATCAGCGGATTTGGCAACCGCTCACAAATTGTGAATCTGGCCTTTACGCACAGTACCAGCGACTTTTCCCAAATCCTTGCAGGTGGGGCTGAAAAGTCCGTACTCACAGGCTGGCAGAACAGCGGTGAGACTTTCCAGCGGTGGACTAAAAAAGGTTCCCTGTCTAACTTCCATGAAGCAAAACGTGTGGGCCTGAATGGCTTTTCTGAGCTGAAAAAGGTTCCTGAGGGAGCTGAATACAAATATGTCACTACCAGTGACAGCGGCGTACCCATCGCTCTTGCGACGTATGGCAATATCTTTTCTATTACCCGCCAGGCCATTATCAATGATGACCTAAGTCAGCTGACAACTATCCCACAGGCTATGGGGCGTGCTGCTGCGCGTACTGTAGGAAATCTGGTCTATCTGAAACTGACGACGAACAGCAAGTTTACAGACGGTAAGCCGCTGTTCCATGCCGACCATAAAAACCTCATTGCTAAAGGGATGGATACCGAGGGGCTCAATGAAGCCCGTAAGTCTATGCGCTTGCAGCAGGATGCGAACGGCGACCCTATCAACGTTATTCCTGCCTACATTCTTGTGCCGGCGGCGCTGGAAGGGCTGGCAAACCGCGCTGTGCTGTCCACATCTTCTCTGTTCCCTGTTGATCAGGACGGCACGCTGAACCAGAACCCCGGCATCATCAACGTGGTGAAGGATATGGCGCAGGTGGTGGTTGAGCCGCGTCTGGACAAGGCCAACAACAAGGAATGGTATGTAACCGCAGCACAAGGCACAGATACCATTGAGGTGGCTTACCTGGACGGTATGGACGTTCCTTATCTGGAACAGCAGGAAGGCTTCACCGTTGATGGTATCGCCTGGAAGGTGCGCATCGATGCAGGTGTGGCCGCTCTGGATTACCGCGGGCTGGTTAAGTCGAGTGCGGCATAAGAGCCGGGGCGGCCACGGCTGCCCGTTTCTCGAGGGTCCTCCCGGCGGGGTGATCTTCCACGGGACGGCGCACGCGCGGGAAACGGCTAGTTTTCGCATTTCATTGACATCATCATCATGTGCTAACTGTCTGATTTCTTATGTATGAAAAACATAGAAGGTAAAAAAGATGATGGATTGTATATTATTTGTTCATCATCTATGGGGGAAATTGTGAGACAAATATGGTTAACAATTACCGAACTGGCTGATGTTACAGGATTGCATCGGCAGACAGTATCAAAGCGACTGCGGGACATCCAACCTATACAAGGTAGTAATTGTAAGAGAAAAATATACGACTTAAAATTAGCCTTATCGACAATCTACGCAGCTGGTGGCCAGAACACAGAACAATCAGTTAGTGTCAAACTATTGAAGAAGTAATAACTCAAATAACTCATTTCAGGACTACGAACCGCATGGGTAGGAAATGTTGTAACCCCGGACTTGTACTGCATCCTCCTTAGTTATCAAAGAACGATATCAACAGCGAATAACGGTTTAATTTCTTCACCCAAAAAAAGCTCATGAGGCGGTGTGCTATTTTCCTCATGAGCATTAAAGAATATATTATTGTGCGTCTTTACTTTTTTCTTTATCTTTTTCAGGTAAAACTCTATCTAATATCTCTTTATTAATCTGTGTAGAAGCACTAATTAAACTATTAATGTCTTTAGTCTCTTCGCGATGAGATTTTTTGTCATTTGAACTCAGTGGAGAATTAAGAACGTTTTTTAGAATGTCGTCCATAAATTTAGAAACTTTTTCGGATTCGTTATTGCCAATCTCTTGCTTGAATGAGATTAAAGTTTCAGAAAGTAGTTTCTTATGTGCATAATCTTCACTGATATTATTTTGTTTTACGTATTGTACTGCACTAAATGCGAAAAAACCAATCATAATAGGAATCATTGATAATCTGGCTATAAAAAGCATCATTAAATGCGAACTTTGGGCAACGTCTCCGGTGCCTGAGACTTTATTCATTTCATAAAGAATATATACTACAAATCCGATGCAGCCTAAGGCGGATACTATTGATGTCCAGGCCCAAAACTTTTTATTCGAATTAGCAAGCCCGTAGGCTGTTTTAAAATGTCTGGACAATCTGTATGTGCCTGCAAGATTCATAGCTGCTTTAGCTCTATCGATAAGCTCTTTTGAAGCTTGCTTTTGTGAAGTGATTTCCCCCTCTAACTTATTTATTTCACCTGTCTTTGAAATAAGATCCCCAATTTCCCCTTTAGCGCTTTCTATAATTTCAGATAGGTCCCCTTGAAGTTTTTTTGATTTTTCGAAAAGATCGTCTAGGGTTATTTTTGCTGTTTTTAATGCATCGTGGATAGCTTCTATATTACTATATGCGTTATTGCTTTTAGTTAATATATGATGTATATCAGTTCCCTTTTTAACCATTACACTTTGCTCTTTTTTAAGGTCACTGACTAGTTGAATAATTGTTTCGTGTGCTTCCGTGCTGTTTGAAAATATGTCATGGGATCTCGAAAGGTTTATATCGATGTCGTTTTTTATCTTGTTTATTTTTGTTAATTCGTCTTTTACTTTATTTTCAAATGTCGCGGATACTCTTTCGTTTTGATCAGTTTCTTTAATTAATTGCGCGATTCGTACATATTTTATGAGATTTTCAGATAAGAGTTCTAGCTTTTCATGAGCTGTGTCGTCGAAAATTGATGATTGTATTATTGAGAGGTAATTACCAATTGTGATAATTATCTCGCTGATATCGTTTTTTTCTTCAGATGTATACTGTTCAGGATAATGAATAAAGCTATATTTATTAATTGTCGAAATCTGTGTTCTGAGTAATTCTAACTGGGCGGCGCGATTAGAGCTTTCAAGTTCTAAAAAAGGTTCGTTTTTAACTGCTCTCAATTGGCTTATTGCGTTACTAAGAATTGAAAAACTTGAAGATATTGCTGATTTGAATTCATTTTTATTCATAATATTCCTGCCTAAATTTTGTGTATTGCTATGTGTATTGCAGTTCATTGAAATTATGCTGATTTTGGTAAAAAAAATCATGTTAATCAACATGTTTTTGTCAAGCCATTGCATGATGATCCATAAGCCATGGGGCTTTGCCGGCGGCGATGCCAACGACATGCGCGACTACGCTGATTTGCTGGATAAAGTTGAATCGGTGTTAATCCCCGCCTATGCAGCCAAAACCGGAAAAACCTCTGATGAGATTGCCGCAATGCTGGAAGACGAAACATGGCTGGATGGCGCGGAATGCCTTGCCATGGGTTTTGCTGACCAGGTGATCCCATCTCTTCAGGCAATGGCCTGTATCCATTCAAAACGTATTGAGGAATTTGAAAAAATGCCAAACAGCATTCGTAATATGGTCACCCCGCCGCGTAATTCCACTCAGCGCGAACCGCAGCAGCCAGTACCACAACCTCAGGCACATCAACCTTCCGCCCCTCAGCCTGCCGCTGTGGATGAGAATGCTATCCGGGCGCAGGTTTATGCCGAACAGCGTAACCGTGTGAACGGGATTAATGATCTGTTCGCTATGTTCGGCGGTAAGCACCAGGAGCTGCAAAACCAGTGTATTGCGGACCCCGATTGCACTGTGGAGCAGGCGAAAGATGTGCTGCTGGCTGCCCTGGGCAAGACTGCGACCCCGTCAAACAAAAACGAACAGGCTCACATTTATGCCGGCAACGGCAATTTTGTAGGTGATGGCATCCGCCAGGCGCTTATGGCCCGTGCAGGGTACGAAAATCAGGAACGCGATAACGTGTACAACGGGATGACGCTGCGCGAGTATGCGCGTATGGCGCTTACTGAACGCGGTATCGGCGTCGCGAGTTACAATCCTATGCAGATGGTTGGGCTGGCGTTGACCCACAGTACCTCCGATTTTGGCAATATTCTGCTCGACGTCGCAAACAAGGCACTTCTGCAGGGGTGGGATGAAGCAGCTGAAACCTTTGAGCTCTGGACGAAGAAAGGCCAGTTGTCTGACTTTAAAACGGCACACCGTGTGGGAATGGGGGGCTTCAATTCCCTGCGTAAGGTTCGCGAAGGGGCTGAATATAAATATGTGACCACGGGTGATAAAGGTGAAACGATCGCGCTGGCTACCTATGGGGAAATTTTCTCCATCACCCGCCAGGCCATCATCAACGATGACCTGAACGCGTTAACTGACGTCCCGGCGAAAATGGGGCGCGCTGCGAAAGCCACTATCGGTGATTTGGTGTATGCGATTCTGCTGGATAATCCGAAACTGTCTGACGGCAAGCCGCTATTCCATGCCGATCATAAAAACCTCTCCTCTGGCGCCATATCGGTTTCGAGCATTGATGATGCCCGCAAACTGATGCGCCTGCAGAAAGAAGGGGAGCGATCGCTGAATATTCGTCCAGCTTACATGCTGGTGCCGGTAGGGCTCGAAACGATTGCCAGTCAGACTATTAAATCTGCAAGCGTTAAGGGCGCAGATATTAACGCCGGGATCATTAACCCTATCCAGAACTTTGCCGAAGTGATTGCTGAAGCACGGCTGGATGACAAGGATCCGAACGCCTGGTACCTGGCCGCTGCGAAAGGCACCGATACCATCGAAGTAGCTTATCTGAATGGTGTTGACACGCCTTACATTGACCAGCAGGAAGGTTTCAATACCGACGGGATCGCCACGAAGGTGCGTATCGATGCGGGTGTTGCGCCGTTAGACTTCCGTGGCCTGGCGAAATCAACTGGCAAGTAATTCTCTGCCAACTCAAATCTCATTAGCCCATCAGGGCTTTTTTTATACCTGAAATCAGCCCTGCGGGGCTGCCAGGAGATGTTATGGCTAAAAACTTTGTGCAGGAAGGAAAGACGATTCATCTGGTTAATGCCGGACAGGAACCGATTCTGAGTGGGGCAGCTGTTGTTGTCGGTGAGCTGATTGCTATCGCGATCACTGATATCCCCGGCGGCGATACTGGCGATGGTCTTACTGAAGGGGTATTCCAGCTGCCGAAGCTGCCCGCTGATGAAATTGAAGCGGGAAAGAAGGTGTATTTCAAGGCGGGCAAGGTACAGCTGGAAGCAACAGACGCAGTTTTTGCTGGGGTTGCCTGGGAAGATGCGGGCGCAAACAGTACCGTCATTGACGTCAAGATCAATGCCTAACCCTTTCGACAAGATGGCGGCCCGGATGGATGCCGCCACCCTCAAAAAAATGGGCAAGGAAGCGGTCATTAACGGCATAAGCGTTGACGTCGTGCCTGCTGAGTTGCTGGAGGAGATGGGCGCACTTTCCGGAGCCGCCACGGTGCTGGTCGTGTTTGCTGCTGGTTATCGGCCCGCCAGAAACGATGCCGTGGAATATGACGGTAAAGACTGGATCGTTACCCGCTATCAGCTTTTTAACGGGAAGCCTCAAATCTGGCTGGAGTGAATCATGTCTCTGAAAGGTCTTGAGCGTGCTATCCAGAATCTGAACAGTCTGAGCCGACTGATGGTACCGACGGCTACCGCGCAGGCGCTTAACCGGGTTGCCGGGCGGACGATTACGCAAGGTAGCCGCAAGGTGGCGAAAGAGGCAACGGTTGGTGATAACCGCAAAAAAGGGTTGCCGGTGAGGCTGGTCCGGCAGCGGTCGCGTCTTAAGCGCGCGAAACCTGATCGTCTGGTGGCGGCCATTCGTATTAACAGAGGGAACCTGCCTGCAATCAAACTGGGTGCTGCACGGGTGCAGCTTTCGAGGCGAAAAGGCGAAAAACGCGGGCGCGGGAGCGTGCTTCGTATTGGACCGTACATTTTCAAAAATGCATTTATCCAGCAGCTTGCGAACGGGCGGTGGCAGGTGATGCACCGTCTGGGTAAATCCCGCTACCCGATTGATGTTGTAAAAGTTCCTCTCGAAACCCCGTTAACCCAAAACTTCACCGCTATATCAAAGCAGCTTATCGACAGTGACATGCCGAAGGAGTTGTCGTCCGCGCTGAAAAATCAACTGAGGATCCACCTGAAGCGATGAGCAAACACACCGCTATTCGTCTTGCTGTTCTGGACCAGTTAAAGACGTCCATTCCGGACCGTGTGACATGGTTTGACGGACGCCCTGTCTTTCTGGAAGAGCAGGATCTACCGGCGCTCGCAGTCTATCTGACGGATGCCGAATACACGGGAGAAAGCCTGGATGAGGATAGCTGGCAAGCAGTCCTTCATATAGAGGTATTTCTGAAATCCACCACGCCGGATAGCGCGCTGGATGCGTGGATGGAAGAGAAGGTGTATCCGGCTCTTGAAACTATCCCGGCGCTATTTCCCTTAATCGAAACGATGATCCCCATGGGCTACGACTACCAGCGTGATGACGAAATGGCCACCTGGGGATCGGTCAATCTGACCTATACCCTCACTTATTTTAGATAAGGAATTTTATGGCTACTCCAAATCCAATGGCCCCGGTTAAAGGGGCGGGCACCACGCTCTGGTTATATACCGGAACGGGAAATCCCTACGCTAACCCACTTTCCGATGCCGACTGGCAGCGCCTGGCAAAAATTAAGGAGCTGACGCCGGGGGAAATGACGGCGGAGTCCTACGATGATACCTACCTTGATGATGAAGATGCAGACTGGACCGCTACCGCCCAAGGGGCAAAATCGGCAGGGGATACGTCATTAACGCTGGCCTGGAAACCGGGTGAAGAAGGGCAAAAGTCGCTGGTGGCCTGGTTTGTCGATGGCGATGTGCGGGCCTACAAAATTAAGTACCCGAATGGCACCGTGGATGTGTTCAAAGGCTGGTGCAGTAGCCTGGGTAAAGCAATCCCCGCAAAGGAAGTGATCACGCGTACCGCCAAAATCACCAATACCGGGAAACCGGAACTGGCGGAAGAAAGCGGTAACCCGCCGATCGCAGTGACCGGCATCAAACTCGACAAGGCAACGGCCAGTGTGGCCGTCGGCGCAACCACAACGCTAAACGTCACCTTCCTGCCTGCCAGCGCGTCGGAACAGTCTTTCCGGGCAGCGACCTCGGATAGCACGAAGGCGACCGTGGCCGTGAGTGGCAAATCTATGATTGTTACCGGCGTGGCGGCTGGCGCGGCCGACATTATTGTCATGAGCAATGACGGTAATTTTGTGGCGACCTGCAAAACCACCGTGACGGCGTCCTGAGGATAAAGGCATGAGCATGTTTTTGAAGAAAGATGAATTTACCCATAACGGCGCTACGGTGACGATCACTGAATTATCGGCACTGCAGCGCATTACTTATCTCGAATATCTGGCCGCAGAAGAAAAAGCCTTATCCGCCATTTCTGATGACGTGGATGACCAGACAATGTCCGCCGGACTGGTCAGTATGAGTATTCGCGCAGGCGCGCGCCTTATTGCGCTCTCGCTCTGGCATAACGATCCGAAGGGGCCATCTGAAGAGGAACTCCACCAGCAAGTGATGAGTACCTGGCCGGCGGAAGCGATTGGCAAAGCGGAAATGCAGATCAAGCTGCTCTCCGGCATGCTGGCGCCGGTTGCCGAAGAAGAGCAATCCACGGATGAAGATATTGATACCACCGCGCTGGGTGATGAACCTGTTACAGCGGAAAAGCCCTAGCCAGCGAGCTTGATTTTGTCCTGAAGCTGGCGCGTGAGTTCGGGCGACCTGACTGGCGCGCCATGCTTGCTGGCATGACGTCCTCCGAGCTGGGCGACTGGCATCACTTTTACCGGGAGCGTTTTTTTCAGGACGCGCAGCTCGATGCCCACTTCTCCGGGCTGCTTTACACCATTTCAACCTTCTTATACCGGGATCCGGACATCACCCCTGCGCACTTCAGCCTGCTGTCTCCCTCCGCTGAGGCTGCAGCGGATAATGTACAGGACGATGAAGCCATGATGCTGGCCGCGGAGGGAATTACAGGAGGCACCAGATATGGCCCAGCAGATTAGCGACCTTGTCATTAACCTGGATGTCGACAGCGCCACATTCACCGAACAGATTGCCAGGATTAAGGGGCAACTATCCGGTGTGGCGAATGAGTCGGAAAAAGTGCAGACGCGCATGCGCAGTGCGGCAGAGGCGCAAATCACCGCGCTGAAAACGACCAGCGATGCCGGTGCCGGCGCCGTGTCCGATATGCAGAGGCGACAGGCGGATGCCGCCGCCGGGCTTCAGAGCGAACTGCAGCGGGTCTCCAAATCGGTCGACGAGACTTACCAGCGCGTAACAGGGTTGAATCAGCGATATCGTGAGAACGACACGCAGGCAGAGGCACTGGCGCGGCGGCAGGATGCGCTTGCGGAGTCGTTCTTCAGGCAGATAGATGGTGTCAGAACACTCAACGGCGAAACACGAACGCTTGCCAGTATCCAGGAACAATTCCGTAAGGCACGCGCGCAGGGAAATATTACCCAGGGCGATTACCTTTCTCTGATCTCCCATACTACTGCGAGGCAGAAAGAGCTCCAGCAGGTAGAGGAAAAAGCGAGCCTGGCTCGCGAAAAATTTCTTCGCCAGCTTAAGGCCCAGGTGGTCGAACAAAAACTATCTGGTACTGAGCTGCTGAGAATGAAAGCCGCGCAGGTAGGCGCCAGTGATGCTGCTGAAGTTTATATCCGCAAACTGGAAGCGGCAAAGGTCGCAACGCACAGCCTTGGTCTCGAGAGCGCCGGCGCACGTCGGGAGCTTGGTGTTCTGGCTGGAGAGTTATTGCGGGGCAACTTCGGCGCGCTGCGTGGCTCCGGGATAACCCTGGCGAATCAGGCCGGGTGGCTCGAAAAAATGATGACGCTACGCGGACTGGGGATCGCTGGCGTGGTCGGTGGCATAGCGGCATCCGTCGTTCTGCTGGGAAAGGCGTGGTACGAGGGCGGGAAGGAAGCCGAGGAGTTTAACAAACAGCTCATTCTCACCGGGAACTATGCCGGTAAAACCTCGGGACAACTGCAGGCGCTGGCACGGAACATCTCAGGAAATGGAGTCACTCAGCACGCCGCTGCAGCCGTATTAGCGCAGGTTGTGGGAAGCGGGGCATTCGGCGGCGCCGACGTCGAACGGATTGCCAATGTGGCTGCGAGGCTTCAACAGGCTACCGGCCAGGCGGTGGATGAAACCATTAACCAGTTTAAGCGGCTAAAAGAAGATCCGGTTAATGCGGTCGCAACGCTGAATGAATCTCTGCATTTTCTGACCGCAAGTCAGTTTGAGCAGATTTCAGCTGCTCAGGCAATGGGGGACTCGCAGCGCGCTGCCGAGCTTGCGATGCGCGCCTATTCCGACAGCGTTATCCAGCGTGCGAATGCGATAAAGGAAAATCTGGGGACACTGGAAACCGCGTGGAACTGGGTGAAAAATGCTGCCAGCGGCGCCTGGGATGCCATGATGGGTATTGGTCGGAATCCTGATACGGCCATGAAGCGGCAGGGGGCTTTTGCGGATTGGCAAGCTGCGGAAAAAGAACGCCGGGCGCTGGAAGCCAACCTTAAGGTCGATCCCAACTATTCCGGTAATAACCCCCTCATTAAGGCTGATGCAGAACGTTTGCGTATTGCCACTCAACGTGCTGAGTTGCTGAAACAAACTTATGATGAAGCCGACAAAGCATACGCTAAGGAAGGTTTAGCCGCGGCACGCGAGAAGCTGCGTAACGAACAACAACAGCAAGCCATCAGGAACCAGCAGCAGTTTAATCAACTTCTGGAAGCAGGCCTCAAGCCGGCAGAGAGACGGGCTCGCGCTCAGGCCGAATTTAATAAGCTTGTTGAGAAAAACAAGCAAGATGCGATCGATGGGATTGCGACCCGCTGGACAGCCAGCGATATAGAAAAAATTCGCGCAAGTATTGATGCGAAGTACAAAGACCCTAAAACGTCGAAAGGGAGGCAGTACACAACACCCGCGGGGAGTAAAGCAGAGGAAGGGGCTCAGGCCGAATTACTGACCCTGCAGGCTCAGTTGAAAACCCTCCAGCAGCATACAGACGTCAACGACGTGATCAGTAAGCAACGTCGGGATCTCTGGCAGGCAGAAAATCAGTATGCTGTTTTGCAGGAAGCGGCCGGCCGCCGCCAGCTCTCCGCCCAGGAAAAATCACTGCTGGCCCACAAAAACGAAACCCTGGAATACAAACGTCAGCTGGCAGATCTCGGTGATAAGGTCGCCCGGCAGCAGAAGCTGAATAATCTGACAGATCAGGCCAATAAATTCGCTCAGCAGCAGAGTGCGATCCGGGCGGGGATCAAGGTTCAGGCCGACGGACTTTCTGGCAGGGAAGCGAACAGAAGAAGCACGCTTGAAAAGCTGAGTGAAACGTATGCTTTCAACCCTGATGCGCAGCGCAAGGTGCTGGAGGAACAGCAAGCCACCTATGAAGCCGAGGATGCATTGCGCGGTAACTGGCTGGCCGGCGCCAAACAGGGCTGGGCTGAGTATCAGGATTCTGCCACTAATGTATTTTCCTCTGTTCAACAAATTTCGCAGGCCACTTTTGGGGGGCTGGCAAATCAGCTGACATTGCTCAATACCACCGGCAAAGCGAGTTTTAAGGAATTCACCACATCCATTCTGAAGATGATCGCTCAGGTCATCGATCAGCTTATTGTGGCCTACACCTTTCAGGCTGCAATGGGGTGGATCAGCGGCGGGAGCAGTTCTTCAAATTCTGGTCAGTCTTTTGCCGTTCCTTCCTATCGTCCCTCTGGCTTTGATGGTGGCGGTTATACCGGGCATGGGGGGAAATACGAGCCCGCTGGGGTTGTCCACCGCGGCGAATTCGTTTTCACCAAAGAGGCAACCAGCCGCATCGGCGTTAGCAACCTTTACCGGATGATGCGCGGTTATGCCTCCGGCGGGTATGTCGGCAACGCTGCCAGTCCGGCGAGTGTGTCCACTGGTGGTGTGATGGTCAACATGGGCGGCGTCTATATCAGTAGCAGCAACGAACAGCAGTCTACGCAGCGGTCAGCGATTGACAGTAACGGTATCCTCAAGCAACTGAAACCCGCCATTATTAGTGTCGTCAGTGAACAGGCCCAACGGCCCGGAACGCCACTCTGGAAGGCAATAAAAGAAGGGCGTTAATACCTGAAGCCGCTTTGCGGCCTTTTTACTGGCTGAGATAAAGGCTATTTATGACTATTGAAACATTTTCCTGGCGAATTCAGGCCGCCAGTCAGCCCACGATAACGAGTAAGGATAATATTCGAAAGGCGCAATTTGGCGACGGCTATGCGCAGGTTTCAGGGGAGGGAATAAACCCGGAAACCTTAAATTATGCATTTTCATTTACCGGAGGTCTGCAAACAGGCCTGGATATATATAAATTCCTGCGACGGCATAAAACAAAATCCTTTGCGTTTAAACCACCGTATGACGAGCTGGCGCTATGGCGGGTTCAGGCTGACAGCCTGCAAAAAGCCGTTCTGAATAACAGAGTCATGACAGTCACTGCAACATTTGAACAGGCATTCGTACCATGAGTCTTCACGCTGATTATCAGAAACTGGAGCCGGGAGATGAAATCCGGATTTTTGAAATTGATGGTAGTGCTTTTAATATGGGGGATGTTTTATATTTCCACGGATATAACATTCCTCATACTGAAGCGGAAATTTTAGCCGCTGGTGGCGATGAATCGAAATTGCCCGCTAAAAGTATCTGGTGGCAGGGAACCGAATATAAAGCGTGGCCGTGTGAATTAGAGGGGATCGAATCCTCGACTTCAGGAAGCGACGCGCAGCCGACACTGAGGGTGGGCAACATTGATGGTTCGATTTCCGCGTTGTGTTTGCATTATGACGATCTGGCGATGGCTCGGGTCATTATCCATGAGACACAAAAGCAGTATCTGGATGCACGAAACTTCCCTGAAGGTAATGCCACAGCGGACCCGACGCAGGAAAAACGGCATCTGTATTTTATCGACACCAAAAGCCTTGAAACCGATGAAACAGTGGAGTTCACGCTTTCCAGCCCGATGGACCTACAGGGGATGATGATTCCGACCCGGCAATATCATTCGGTTTGCACCTGGTGTATTCGCAATAAATACCGTAGTGGCGATGGCTGCGATTATGCAGGGACAAAGTATTTCGACAAGAATAACAAGCCGGTTGATGACCCATCGAAAGACGTCTGCAACGGAACACTCACTGCCTGCAAACTGCGTTTTGGTGAGCATAACGAGTTGCCGTTTGGCGGATTTCCTGGCACGTCGCTGATAAGGAGCTGATATGCGCCAGAAAACGATTATGGCGATACAGGCCCATGCTGCCGCTGATTACCCGCGTGAGGCATGCGGCCTGATTGCCCAAAAGGGGCGAGTGGAGCGCTATTTCCCCTGCAGAAATATGGCCAGTGAGTCGAATGATAATTTTGTAATGGCGCCAGAAGATTACGCAGCGGTAGAAGACTGGGGGACGATCATCGGCATTGTTCACAGCCATCCTGATGCGACCACTCAACCCAGTGAACTGGATAAGGCGCAGTGCGATGCCACTCTGCTCCCCTGGCATATTATCAGCTGGCCGGAAGGCGATCTGCGTACCATCCACCCACGCGGAGAGTTGCCCCTCCTTGAGCGTCCGTTCGTGCTTGGTCATTATGATTGCTGGGGCCTGGTGATGAGCTATTTTAGGCAAACCCACGGCATCGAGCTGCACGATTACCGCGTCGATTATCCGTGGTGGGAAAAGGAGTATTCGGACAATTTTTATCAGGACTGCTGGTATGAATGCGGGTTCCGGGAGTTTGATGGTCCGCCGCAACCGGGTGATATGGTGATCATGCAGGTGCAGGCGGATAAGTGGAACCATGCCGGGATTCTGCTGGAAGGCAACATGCTGTTGCACCACCTTTATGGTCATCTCAGCAAGCGCGTGCCGTATGGTGGATACTGGTTAGACAGGACGATGAAAATCGTCCGATATCGTTCTCTGTGTTAATCTTTTGTGGAGTTTTAACTATAAAGCAAAAGGGACACCGAGATGAAAAAAATTGCACTGGCGTTAGTGATCGTGGGAATTACAGGATGCGCGACTAAGCCTGTAACTAATGAGCAGGCAAAAAACATACCTTCTAAACAAATTTTAAATCCATCGCTTTCCACTAAAAAAGAAGGTACGGGCAAAGTCATCATAAAAAGAGATTCGGGCTTTATGGGAAGTGCTTGTATGACTCGAATTTATATTGATGGTAAAGAAATTGCTGATTTGGATACGGCGGAAAAAGCAGTTATTTATCCTGTAATAGGTACTCATATCTTTAGTGCCTGGCCTAAAGGAATGTGTGGTGGGGGTATGAGTGAACAATCAGGAGAAGTTACCGAAGGGAAAACGTTAATGTATCGTGTAGGTTATGGGACCAACGGTGATTTTGGTATATACCCTACAGCTTTTTAATTTTTTACGGGAAAAGCCGCCGTCAGGCGGTTTTTTTAAGAGAAAACATGAAAGAAGTCATGACGCGTATTGAACTAAGTGGAACGCTCGGTAAAAAGTTTGGGAAAACTCATCATCGCCTTATTTCATGCCCCCATGAAGCAGGAATAGCACTGGCGAATACCATTCCTGGATTTGAAAAATTCATGATTACCAGCGAAGAGCGTGGACTAACCTATGCGGTATTTAAAGGAGAAAAAAACATAGGGGTAGACGACCTAGGATTTCCAATAGCAGGAGAGGTAATTCGGATTGTGCCTATAATTATTGGCAGCAAAAAAGCTGGTTTCCTTCAAACTATTTTAGGCGCGGTTATTGTCGCAGTTGGAGCCATAGCCTCTATCGGATTTGGCCAGGCATGGGGGGCTAATGTAATGATGGCAGGGGCAGCAATGTCGATAGGTGGTGTAGCTCAGATGCTTTCCCCTCAGCCTGGGGGGCTGGCACGAAAAGAATCCCCCGACAATAAAGCCAGTTATGCTTTTGGTAGCGTAACCAATACCGCCTCACAGGGTTATCCTGTTGGTTGGCTATATGGTAAGCGGCGAATTGGCGGGGCGATTATTTCCGCCGGTATCTATGTCGAAGACCAGCAATAAATAATTAGTAAGTAATACCATCCAATTCAGGCCACCTCGCGGTGGCTTTTTTTATGGACGTAATATGGCAAATAACATCATTAAAGGGCGCAAAGGTGGCAGTTCAAGCCAACGTACACCTACAGAACAGCCGGACGATTTACAGTCTGTAGCAAAAGCCAAAATTCTTATCGCATTGGGTGAGGGTGAATTTGCGGGTGGTTTAACCGGGAAAGATATTTATCTCGATGGTACTCCTCTTGAGAATGCCGATGGTTCTCAAAACTTCAGCGGAGTAGCCTGGGAGTTTCGTCCTGGCACGCAGGCGCAGAGTTATATTCAGGGTATTCCCGGTACCGAGAATGAAATTAGCGTAGGGACGGAAGTTTCCAGCCAGACCGCCTGGACCCACACGTTTACGAATACCCAGCTTTCTGCCGTTCGCGTCCGCCTGAAATGGCCCTCCCTGATGAAGCAGGAAGACGACGGCGATGTGGTGGGGAATACCGTTAAATACGCCATCGATTTACAGACGGATGGCGGAGCCTGGCAGACCGTACGCGAGACCGCCGTCTCCGGCAAAACTACTTCCGGGTATGAACGTAGCCACCGCATCGATTTACCGCAGGCAGGCAGCACCTGGACGCTGCGTCTTCGCAAGGTATCGCCGGACGCGAACAGCGTGAAAATCGGCGACGTAATGACGCTGCAGAGCTACACCGAGGTTATTGACGCGAAGCTGCGTTACCCACACACCGCGCTGCTGTACATCGAATTCGACTCCAGCCAGTTCAATGGTTCCATCCCGCAAATCTCCTGCGAGCCGCGTGGGCGTGTTATCCGTGTCCCGGATAACTACAACCCGGAAACGCGCGAATATACCGGCACATGGACAGGGGGCTTCAAATGGGCATGGACTGATAACCCGGCATGGATTTATTACGACATTGTTGTCTCTGATCGTTTTGGTCTTGGCGATCGTCTGACCAGCGCGAATATCTCCAAATGGGCGCTCTACCCGATTGCGCAGTATTGTGATCAGTTGGTTCCCGATGGCAGGGGCGGCGATGGCATGGAGCCTCGTTATATCTGCAATGTCTATGTTCAGGAGCGTAACGACGCCTACACCGTACTGCGCGATTTCGCTGCTATTTTCCGGGGGATGACCTGCTGGAGTGGTGAGCAGATTATCGTTCAGGCCGATATGCCGCGTGATGTCGATTTCAACTATACGCGCGCGAATATTCTTGGTAGCCCGCGATATTCTAGCAGCACCAGTAAGGCCCGCTACACCAACGCGCTGGTTTCCTGGTCTGATCCGGATAACGCCTATGCCGATGCGATGGAGCCCGCATTTATCCCGGAACTGGTTTCCCGATACAGTTTTAACCAGCTGGAAGTCACGGCCATTGGTTGTACGCGGCAGAGTGAAGCCCATCGTAAAGGGTTGTGGGGGATCCTGACCAACAATAAGGACCGCATGGTCGAAATTGATGTCGGGCTGGACGGCAGGATCCCGCAGCCGGGTTACATCATTGGGCTGGGCGACGAACGGTTGGCCGGGCGAGTTAATGGGGGTCGTATCAGCGCGGTGAATGGACGCGTAATCACGCTTGATCGTGATATCGATGCAAAAGAGGGCGACCGCCTGCATCTGAACCTGCCATCGGGTATTTCGCAGGCACGGACCATTCAGTCGGTAAACGGTCGTCGGCAGGTGACGGTTACAACGGCATACAGTGAGACACCAGAGGCGGAGTGCGTCTGGATCGTCGAATATACTGACCTGGTGCCGCAGCAGTACCGCGTCATTGGTGTAAAGGACAACAATAACGGCACGCTCACCATCACCGGCGTGGCACATGACCCGGATAAATTCCCCCGCATCGATACCGGCGCTATTATCGACCAGCGCCCGGTTAGCGTATTGCCGGCGGGCAACCAGTCACCTCCTGACGATATTGTCATCACATCCCGCTCGGTCGTGAATCAGGGGATCAGCGTCGAAACGATGCAGGTCAACTGGTCAGCGGTCAGCGGTGCGATTTCCTATGAGGCGCAGTGGCGACGAAATGAGGGAAACTGGATCAGCGTGCCACGTAACTCAACCACTTCGTTCGAGGTTAGCGGTATTTATGCCGGCCGCTATCTGGTGCGTGTCCGCGCGATCAATGCGGCGGAGATTTCGAGCGGCTGGGCGTATTCCGAAGAGAAGACTCTGACCGGGAAAGTTGGTGAACCGCTGCCGCCGCTGGCGTTAACGACGGCATCACTGACCGCGGGAATTGAGATCCGCTGGGAGTTCCCTGAGGGGGCGGAGGATACCCAGCGCACTGAGCTGCAGTACAGCCCTGATCAGGACGGTAAAGGCGCGCTGCCGCTGACCGATTTAGCGTATCCTGGTAAAAAGTATCAGCAGATGGGGCTGAAAATTGCCACGCAGTTCTGGTATCGAGCACGCCTGATTGACCGCCTCGGTAATGCCTCGCCATGGACTGGCTGGGTGAAGGGAATGTCCAGCGAAAACGTCGATGACTATTACCAGCAACTCGATGATGCGATTAAAGACACGGATACCTACGAAGAGCTAACTGGTGGTATTAAAGAGGTTTCAGACAGCGCGCAGGCTGCTAAGGATGCCGCACAGGCTGCACAGGTGACTGCTGACGGCGCTGTATCAACCAACAAGCAGCAACAGCAGCAACTAAACGACCAGCTTGCTGATATCCGGCAGAACGCGAAGGACATCACCGACGCTGCGAACGCTGGCGCCGCTAACGCCGGGGCTATTGCTCAGGAGATCCTCGATCGTAAGGCTGGCGACATCGCCACCGCTAATAAAGCGGCCAGTGACGTCGCGGACGCTATCGCCAAAGCTGAGACTGACGATGCAGCAATTGCAGCGGAGGCTGCGGCCAACCTGCTGACAGCGAAGAACGAAGTTGAAGCGCAGATCAGCACCACGAACACCACGATGCAGGACGGCTTCGACAGCCTGGCGCAGCAGATGGCTTCCATCTCCGCTGGCACTGGCGAGCAGTTCGACAGTATCGCGATCTGGTACTTCGACAACGGTCCTGAAGGCTGGGCATCGAACGACAACAACACCAACCTATTGCCGGTCGATCAAGACGGCTGGATCTACCCGGCTGGCGCAACGTCAACGATGCGCTCACCGAACCCGCTGGCGATCGACGCGCGCAGCTACAAGTACATGCGGCTTCGCATGAAGCGCACAGGTAATCCTGCATGGGCTGGCAAGCTGTACTGGATCGGAGCTGAGGAAACAGGCTGGACTGACGCCCGTTCACTGACCATCCCGGCACCTGACTTTGACCCGGCAACCGGCGTGACTGTTCTATCGCTTCCCGATCTGCTGTGGGCGACATCCGGCACCCTGCGCCGCCTGCGTCTGGACTTTTCTACCAACCAGGATGCCAATAACTACTACGCCGTTGACTGGATGGCAGTAGGCCGTCCGACACCTGGCGCTTCGCAGGCGCAGATACAGGATCTCAAGACTGCCATGACCGCTGCGGATTCTGCAGAGGCTGCGGAACGTAACACGCTGGCCGTTCAGCTACGGGGCAACTATGAGGGAACCGACCCGGCGAAGCTGGTAACTGGCATCATTTACAACGAGCGCCAGACACGCGTTACCGCAGAACAGGCGATCGCCAGCGACGTCAACACCCTGCGCACCGACTACAACGCGAACAAGGCGGTAGTGACCCAGCGCCTCGACACGCTAACCTCTGAGAACCAGGCTCAGGCTCAGGCACTCACACAACTGCAATCCGGGCTGACTGATGCCAACGGCAAGATCGGTGCTAATGCCACGGCTATTAATCAGCTTAAAACCGACGTCACTGCCATTGATGGCCGCGTCACCGCGAACAGCCAGCAGATCACCGGTCTTCAAAGTGACCTCAGCAATATGCGCGTGGGCGGGACTAACCTTATTCCGAACTCTGGGACACTGGCGGGCGTGAGTAACGTCGTGCAGGGCCAGACGTACAAAGGCAATGCCATTCGTCGAATTGCGATTGCAGCAGCGTCTGCTGGCTCCTACGACCAGTTTGAGTATGAGCTTGCCGCACCGGTTGACGGTACTGAGGTTGTCGTCAGTTTTTATGCGAAAGCGAACAATGCCGACAGCAAGCAGATCTACGTCTACCTGTACAATCCGAATGCCACGCTGACTGCAGTTAGTAGCCAGGGTAAAAAGGGGAGCTGGTCGTCCGGTGGCGATGGTTCCATGATTATCGATCTGACGACCGACTGGCAACGCTATTGGGTCAAGTACACCCGTAAAGCCGGGCAGACTGGCACCCAGCGCGTGATCTTTGGCCGCCTGCTTAAAGGGTCAGTAGATCGCGAGGTTTACGTCAGCTCGCCAAAGTTTGAATACGGCACAATGCCGACAGAATGGAGCGAAGCACCGGCTGACAATGCCAGTGCAACAGCGTTACAGGCACTGACTACCCGCGTCACTGCTGCCGAAGGTTCCCTCACCACTAACAGCCAGGCGATCACCCAGCTCAAGGGTGACGTGAGCACCCTGCAAGGCCAGATGGCGAACAAGGCAGAAGCGAGCGCGTTGCAGCAGCTGGCGACCACTGTCACCCAGCAGGGGAACACAATCGCCTCTCAGGGCCAGTCTATCACCGATTTACAGAACACCGCGCAGAACGGTAAAGCGAAGTACTGGCTGACCAAGGTCTTCGACATCAAGGTGAGCGGTAGCGGGTACATCCCTAAGCTGACCGACCTGTCTGGCGTCCCTCCGCTTGCTGTGTCCGAGATGGCGGATGCCGCTAAGCTGGACTTCCTGCCTTACGGTGACTACAAGATCGCTTACGTGAAGGCGCTGGTGTATCTCAACGCTGATAAGACCATTGAACTCAACCCCGGATCTCGCATCGTCGACGACACTGGCCGCCTGTACGTGAACAGCGTCGAAGTGACAACGATGGGAGCCAGCTCGGTCAAGTATTCGCTGGTGCTTAAGAAGGGCTGGAACACGCTGGAATTTGTGGTTGCACAGATCACCGGCCAGTTCTTTATCAACTTCGGCCTCAAGCTATCCGACAACGTCGATCAGCTGTTCAGTGGTGCCGGTCAGCTGGCCGCGGCATCCGCCTCGCAGATCCTCTCTTCTCAGGTTGAGCAGACCGCAGGCAAGGTTGACGCGAACAGCGCCGCTATCCTGACGCTAAACAACTCGGTGCAGGACATCAACACCGCGCTGAACAACAAGGCCGATGCGACCGCGTTGCAGTCACTGACCACCCGTGTCACCACTGCAGAGGGTAAGATCACCTCGCAGGGTAATGCTATCACTCAACTGACCAACGACTTGTCGACGGCGAACGGTAAGATCACCGCCAACTCCAACGCCATCACGAACCTGACTACCCGCGTCACTGCGGCGGAAGGGAAGATCGACTCACAAGCGCAGTCCATCACCACGATCAACTCATCGATTAAGGGCATTCTGACGCAGGCGGCGAACCTTATCCCTAATCCGACGGTAAACCCGGCCTATCATCAGATGGGATTAACGGTGGTCGCGGCTTCGTCCGAAGGTATCCCGGCGGGCTGTCCTTACGACTGGGTGATCAAGTGTCAATACCGTGACCATGTCCCGGTAATCGACAATATCCCTTGTCGCGAAGGTCAGATCTTTGAGTTCTCCGTTTTGGCGGCGTGCGGCACCGGTGCCGCACCGTTCCAGCACTATATCGGCACCTCTGAGAACAACTCCGGTAGCATCGGCTCACCGCAGGCGAACGGCGGCCAGATCTCCGCAGCCACCGGCGCACAGTGGACTCGCACCACCTGGCGATGGACTGTCAACGCGGCTCAGGGCGCGAAGGGTTATTTCCGTCCATTCCTGCAAATCAGCCAGAGCGGCCCGGACTTCGGAACAATCTGGTACGCAACCGACTGGTCTGTTCGCGACGTCACCGCAGCAGCGAAGGCCGAAGGTAAGGCCGACGCTAACGCCACGGCTATCAACCAGCTGACTACCCGCGTCACCGCTGCGGAAAACTCGATCACGTCTCAGGCTCAGGCCGTCACCAAACTGACCAGCGACCTCAACACGCTGACCGGTATTGTTAACAGTAAGGCAGATGCGGCAGCGCTTATCGCCCTGACCACGCGCGTAACGACGGCTGAGGGTAAGATTGATTCGCAAGGGACGGCGATCACCCAACTCAATAACAGCCTGTCAGCAACCGACTCATCAATAGACGCGCAGGGCAAGATCCCCGGCAACCTGCTGGCGAACGCCTCGTTCGAACGCGGCCCGGTTAACTTCACCGGCTGGAGCAGCATTGCCACCATCATCACGGCAACGCAACCGCATTCCGGCAGTAAGATAGTCAAGATGAGCAGCGGGGCAAGCGCAGGCGTCGGCCAGAGCGTGGAGATCACGCAGGGTCGCCGCTACCGCTTTGGCGTATTCGCGAAGCAGGATAACGGGACTGTCATCGGAAACGCTGGTAATACGAAGTTCCGCATTGCTGACGCATCCGGGCTGCTGATTGGTCAGAACTACGGGCCATTTACCGCAGACTGGCAGCACGTTTTCATGGAATGGACGGCGACGAAGACCACTACGGCAGACTTCCAGCTGACCACTTGGCTGAGTGCTGGCGCTATGTACTTTGATGACGTCTATGTGGTCGACATCACCAACGACACCAGGATCCAGGCAAACGCCGATGCCATCACCTCGCTGAACACAAAAGTCACGCAGCAGGGTAACGACATCACGTCACAGAGCAACGCGCTTACGCAGCTGACCAACCGTGTGCTCACTGAACAGTACTCGAATAGCAACCCGTGGGTTGATGGCACCTTCGAATCTTACACCGACAATCAAGCTATTGGCGGAGCAAACGGTCTGGTTACGAGCGCATACGCATTCAGCGGGACTAAATCACTTATGTGCCGCCGCGGCGACGGTGAAACCGGAAACTCCGACAAGACGTTCGGTTATGAAACGGCTATTCGTGAGTCGGCGGTTTACCGTTTCGAATGCTGGGCGATGATGCCAGCAGACGAGACGCCGCCAGACGGTTGGGGCTGTTACGTTGGCCTAATGGTGCGTACCGCTGAAGGTACGGCCGCATGGCCGACGGTGTTCAACATCAATGAGGAACGCCTTGCCGCAGGCGGTGGGCGCGGTAAGTGGGTCAAGTTCACAGGCAAGATTGGTGCGGGTGGGGCAAAGAAAACACGTGGGCGTTTATGGATCTCCACTCGCGGGACCGCTGGTGGGCCAGGGTATCGGATTTATATCGATGATCTGGTGGTCACCGATGTAACTGACGCCCATGAAGCACAGACTACTGCGGATGCAAACTCATCAGCTATCACCGGGCTAACCAGTCGCGTCACCTCGGCGGAAGGTAAGATCAGCTCACAGGCTGACGCCATCACCAGGCTGACCGGTGACATCAGCACCATCAACGGCACGCTGAGCCAGAAAGCGGACGCTGGCGCAGTGAACTCGCTGCAAACCCGCGTAACCGCCGCTGAAGGTAAGATCGAGAGCCAGGGAACCGCTATCACCAGGCTGGATAACAGTGTGGAGGCGTACCGCCGCACCGGTGAGAACCTGATACAAAACTTTGACTTCTTGCAAGGTGACACGGCTTACGCCATCCAGCGCAGCAGCGCCAGTACCGTGACGTTCGGTGACTACGGTGATGGCAAGGTGGGTGTTCGCCTGGTTCGTGCTGACGGAAACAGTCCGGGTGTATTCGCAAACAACAAGAAGCCAGTTCCTCAGAACGGCCAGCGTCGCTACCGCTACGTTGTGCGTGCTAAGGGGGTTTCTGGCGCCATGAACCTTTTACTTCGCCGCTGGAACTACAACGGCGCGGTTGAGGGTACTTACGCGGATAAAAACCTGACACTAACGGCCAGCTGGCAGACCTTCACCTGGGAAACCGACCTAACGCCGGCCACCGGCTTCGATGGCTCGTCGTTCGGTATGTACTGCCACCCGGCAAATGCAGAGGTGTGGGTGGACTCGTTCAAGGTCTATGACATCACCGAAGAGGTCACAATTAAGGCTAACGGTGAAGCGATCAGCAGCCTGACCAACACCGTTACGCAGAATGGCAAAGACATTACCGCGCAGGCCAACGCGCTTACTCAGCTCAAATCCAGTCTGACGAACGACGCGGTAGCACTGGCAGCCAACCCGGATAACATGCTGACGAACACCGGCTTCGAACGTGGGGCAGACAACTGGACTGGCTTTAACTCCCTTGTTGACGTCTATGCTGCTCAGGCTCCTAAGTCTGGCGCGTATATCCTGCGCTGCAAGGCTGGTGGCAACATCGGCGTAGGTCAGACAGTTCTTAACGTTAAGAAGGGTCGTACCTACCGCTTCGGTGGTTTTGTGAAGCGCACAGCTGATATGACCATCGGCCCGAACACTGTGGGGAATAACAAGTTCCGACTGGGTAACGCAGACACCGGCGCAGGCCCGCTTTCTGAGCTGAACTTCTCGCAGGACAATATCGGCACTAACTGGACGCTCCTCACGAAGGATTACGTCCCGACCACCGATATGAATATGACCTACACCATTAACTGCAACATGGCGACCGGTGAAGCTTACTTTGATGATGTCTTCTTCGTGGATGTCACCGACGAGATCAACAACGCTGCGAACGCGACAGCCATCACCAACCTGACCACCCGCGTCACGTCGGCCGAGGGCAAGATCACGTCGCAGGGGACGGCGATCACTCAGCTGACCGCAGACCTCAGCACCGCGAACGGGAAGATCACGGCGAATGCCAACGCCATCACCAGCTTGCAAAGCACGGTCACGCAGCAGGGCAACACCCTGACCACTCAGGGCCAGGCCATAACCAAGCTGAACAGCGATCTGTCTGACCTGTCCGGCGTTGTCGACACGAAGGCCAGCGCAGCAGCTGTTAGCGAGCTGACCACCCGCATCACTAATGCGGAAGGGAAGATCACGGCAAACTCAACCGCGCTGAACAGCATCACCTCACGCGTTGATGATGCTGAAGCGTCGATTGATGGCCTGAACGAAACCACCGCAGCGAACGGGCTGGCGATGGCAAACGGCTTCCAGCAGCTGCGCGCGCAGATTGGTGACAATCAGGCTGCCATCACGCAGACCAACAAAGTCGTAGCTGATATGGAAAAAGCGACAGCTGAGCAGATAAATACCGTTCAGTCGTCGGTAAACGGCATGTCGGCAACTGTTCAGGAAGTATCCAGCACCGTGGCGGACATTAATGGCAAGCTGGGCGCGCAGTGGGGCGTCAAAGTGGCTACTGATACCGGTGGTGCAAACCCTCGCATAGCAGGTATCCAACTGGGTATTGATGCAACCGGTAGCTCACAGTTCCTGGTACAGGCCGACACTTTCGCGGTGTATACCGGCGGAACGGGGAAAGCCTATCCGTTCATTGTGCAGGGCGGTGCGGCCTACATGCAGGAAGCGTTGATTCGTGATGGTTCGATCACCAACGCGAAGATCGGCAATGAGATTAGGTCGAATAATTTCGTTGACGGTTCTAACGGCTGGCGTATAGCGAAGGATGGCTCTTCTCAGTTCAACAACGTAATCGTTCGCGGCAGGGTGGAGGCGAATAGCGGCTCGTTCCACGGAACCATTGATGCTACCGATGGTATTTTCCGTGGCTCCGTTGAGGCCAATAGTTTCATCGGTGACATCGCGGCCATGAGCACGTTCCCCGGCAAAAGCGGATCAACATGGAAATCCCGCATCATGCACCACGACTCAAGTAACAAGGGGGGCAAGAGCTACGCGATCAGCGGACTGATTCGCTGGGAGGCGGGCAATAAGTCCGGGTATGTGACGGTAGATTGTTATGTAAATGGTCAACGCGTGTCGACTGCATCATATAACGGTACCGATTCCGGGGAATCCGCGCGCATGCGCATCACAGCCTGCGGAGTAGCTACCGGCATATCTACACAGGACACCTTGGTTGAAATTGTGGTAAGCGGCACAGGTACATGTCACCTCGAAGCCGGATACTGCGTGATGTCTCGTGGTTCTGGTTCATGGGAAGTAATTGCATAATCAGGAGGCGGCCCCTTCGGGGGCCGGTATTAAATGGCAACAATTAGCGACCAACTCGCGGCGGACATTCACAACGCTTTCAGCAAATACTACACAGACCTAGCCAATCAGGATCAGATCTTCTTTGGCGTTGGTGATGTGCAGATCACCAGGCAGGATGGCAGCACAGCTACAATTCGCTCGTGGAACAAGGTTATTGGGTCGGTGGATACTGCTGCGCAGCGCGGGATGTCGAACACCTTTACAGCCCTTCAAACGTTCAGTGCCGGGATCACTGTTAGCACAGGCAACATCAATTGCAGCGCCGATAACAGCATGATCGTGCTGGGTAAGAATACCGATCTGGCACTGCTAAAGAAGCAGGGGCAGGGCGGCACTATAGCGGTAGGATCCGGTACGCCGTTCAAAATTCAACGAGCCAATACTGCAGCCGTTGCGGTGAGCAGCACGATGGAAGATATATTCGTCATAGGCGTGGACAAGCAGACGACATTGCCCGGCGCGCTGGCTGCTGGTGGGAACATTGACAATACGTCGAAAGGCAAGATACTGACGCAGGCGATCGAGCTGTCTATGTCGACGCCTTACATTGACTTCCACTACAACAACAGCACTGCGGACTATACCGCGCGCCTCATCCACGACAGGCAGAACCGCCTGAATGCGCAGGTGCAAAGCTTTTGGGTAACGGACGGGAGGATCACTGCGTCATCGACCATGCCAGCGAACCCAGCAACGGGAACGCAGCTTACCTCCAACCCTGTGCGCTCGTTGATGCAGGGGCGTGGGGCATATGGTGACGTGGATGGTGCTTACGTCCAAATGTACATGGAGGAGCAGGTAGGCACCGAACACCGGCTTGTGTTGTACGCCGACGGATTCGGGCGAACCGATGCATGGATCTTTCGCGCTGGCGGTACGATCTCCACCGGTAAGGGCGACGTACTGACGAGCGGCTCAGATATTAGGCTGAAAGAAGACTTCACGGAACCACTGGACGGGGCCTCCAGGCGTATTAACTCGCTGGGAGTATGCGAGTTCAACATGAAGGGCGAAACACGCCGGAGGCGTGGATTTATCGCCCAGCAGGCTGAAAAAGTTGATGACCTGTATACCTTCCTCGGCATCGAGCAGGAGATCGATGGCGAAAAATTTAGGGTGATGAATGTGGATTATACGGCGATTCTGGCAGACCTGGTATTAACAGTACAGGAACTTCGACAGCAGGTTAATGACTTAATGAAGTAAGGTCATATAAAAATTGCCGTTACAGGAGAGAAGGGGATGATGACGAATTTCCTCAGGATTGATATCTAAGTTGTAACATAAAAAATCAAAAAAACAGATAGTATTGCACCACGGTAGTTGATGCTCGAGCAAAAGTACTGAATGTAATTATAATCAAGCCGGTAGGTAATTATTTGCACTAAAAGTAAACACCTTGCTTAGTTGAGTTAATCATCACTTAGAACCAATATTTATTTCTAGCGCTGCTGTTCAATTGGCTTTATGCTTTAATAATACTTTTTCTTAAAAAGGCCCGATGCTGGGGTCTTTTTAAGTTGCAAATACAACCAAGATTTGAAACTCAGCACTTTCATACTTGTAAGCTAGATAGCTTAAAGTATTTATTATGGATTTTATTTGTGTCCGTAATCACCATCCCAGTATGTTTGTATGACACTGTTAAGTAATATTTCCCCCTGCTTTGATGGTCGCCCTGCGCTATATTCCTGTTTGATTAATACACTTTTTTGAGAATCAGCAGAAAAAGGCCCTTTGACAGGGGTTCCAAGAAGATTATCTACATTTGAATTATTGTTATTATTAATTACCTAAAACTATTTACTTTCGCTTGAGTTTGTTCTTTACTTATTCCCGACTCACGATCCTTATTTCCTAGTACATAGAACTGATTTAAAAGGCTTGTAGTTGAACGAATATTGTCAGCTGTAACTGGGCGCGTGTTAGGGTCGAAGTGAAGTTTTCAATCTGTGAAACCGCATTGCGTGCGTTTTTCTAAACAATATTTTGTGTATGCGTGAAATCTGTAACAGTAAAAACAGCCAGAAGGAAAGAGGAAATAAAAGTAACTCGATTAAAAATCATGAATGCATCCATGAATATAATTTAAATCGGCAAAGTACGGCGACAATTATAGCATAACTTTATTGATTACATACTTGACACGTATAGGTGTCAAGAGTAGTATCACCAATACTGTATATGCATACAGTATTAATTGTAGGCCTTTGATAGACAAGGAGATTAAGTTATGCCTGGATTTAACTACGGCGGTAAAGGTGATGGTACTAATTGGAGTTCTGAACGAGGAACTGGCCCTGAGCCTGGCGGTGGAAGCCGAGGGAATGGAGGTGATCGCGATAATAGTCGTGGTGGAGCCGGAAACCGAGGGAATTGGGCTGGCAGTGGGCCACTCAGCGCTGCATTAATTAACGACTCAATTGCTGAAGCTCTAGAGAAGCAACTTCCAAGGAACACCGTAGAGGCTACGAGTACTCCCGCTTATAAAAAAATGCGAGCGGCATTTGATGCTCTTCCGCTAGATAAACAGCCTGAAGCAAGGGCTCAGATAACTAAGGCATGGCAAAGTGCCCACGATGCAATGCCTGACAGAACTACGACGACTGAAAACGTAGGCGGTGGTAAGAATGGTCATAACGTCACAAGATCTACACCTAACTGGTTAAAAGAGAAAATGAAAGGGTTAAACCAGCAGGTAAATAATGATCTTTCTGGGGCGCTGGCACAGCATCAAAAAGCAGAAGCTGATGCCAGAGCTAAGGCAGAAGCTGCGGCTAAAGCCAAAGCTGAGGCTGAGGCAAAAGCTAAAGCAGAAGCTGAGGCC